AATGTTAAAGTTGGGGATATTGTGCAGTCTCGTGTAGGAGCACGTCCTATTAAAAAGGTGTGGAATTATGGAATTCATAAGGCATTGCAGATTGTTACAAAAGATGGGCATTCGATCACAGTAACTGATAATCATAAACTAGAAGTTCCAAGGTGGAGTAGGTCGCGTCTTCCCCTTCTTACTAATGGGGATGGATGGAAATGGCAAAAGGCAAGTAAGTTTCATGTAGGAGACATCTTGCACACATGGGATGGACCTACAGAGGTAGATGTATTGAATTATGATGGTCCTTTAACGGAGGATTTAGCTTGCCTCTATGGTATGATTTATGGAGATGGGAATCTTCAAAAAGATGGGGTATCAATATCTTGTCATTCTACTGAGATAGCTGATTGCGGGGCTTTTGTGCGTCGAGTTGTTGATGCTAGATGCACATCATTATTTTATGATGGACCAAATCGTGGCAGAGTTCAGTTTTCGTCTAGAAGTTTTGTTAAGCATATGAAAGAATTGGGGTTCGATAAAAAAGGACTTCCTAATGTATTACTAGAAGCGCCTAAGAGAATACAAGCTGCCTTTTTGCGTGGGCTGTTTAGCACGGATGGTTCTGTAAAAAGGAGAGATGGGCAAGTTTCACTATCCACCAAGCATAAGTGGGTTGCAGATTATGTGCGAAATTTTTTACGAATGGCTTACGGGTTAGCAACACACACTACTATTACAAATCCCTCTAAATATGATGGAAGTTATATCAATGGATACCACGTATGGTCATCTAGTAAAAAACATTACATAGTATCTGTAAGGGGTAGCCGCAAGAACTTTCTTGATAACATTGGATTTGTGTATTCTATCAAAACAATTTCTATGGAAAAGCATAGAAAAGTGAAAGGAAGAAGAATAGGTTCTTCTATCGTTTCTATAAAAGAAGTCGATGCCACTGTTTTTGACTTTGAGGTAGAAGACGATCATAGTTATCTTGCTAATGGATTTGTAAGTCATAACAGTGTGGATTTCAAGCAGATTATGGGGAAAAAGGGGTATGTAACTGATTACCTATCGCTCGATAGGACTACCGGGCCTTATGTATCATTCAAAAATGCAATGCAGGATAACCGGGTATTATTACCTAGGTCGAATATTCTTGTAAAAGAACTTGTTGAACTCGAATATACAAGAAATGGTGCCAAAGAGAAGGTGGATCACCCTGCTCGGGGTTCGAAGGATGTGTCTGATGCGGTCTGTGGTGTTGTTTCAACGCTTTTGACGCGAAGGTCTGCATGGGTAGGAAGGCCACGATTTATGGGCACAGGTGGGTTTATGATGCACGGTAATAGAACTGTGCAACCAAACGTGTATCTTCCTACCGCCGAGGATATTGAGAAATTAGAAGCATCACCTCGTAAAAAGACTCTTCCTAGGCGTTCCGTGGATAGGAAATCAAGAGAAGATCAGTAATAAACATCTTGATTTTTATCGGCCAATTTGCTATTCTTAGCTATAAACCACGGAACGGGCTTTATTGTGCTAAAGCGCATAAAACGAATTACGTCAAAGGTTGCCAAGCCACATGACCGTGGCTTAGCCGCACTTAGTCGTATGGGTAAGATAGCCCTGCATTTATCAAAACTTGCAGATACAGATTTCACAAAGAGACAAGCAATGAAAGCTGCTGTGCAGTATCACGCAATCCACCACGATCACCTATTTTTGCGTATTCGTCAGTGTATAACGAAAGCCGAAAAGGAGGGATCGTGGGCTTTTATGCACGGTTGTTTTTCGCAGGCTACTGAAATATATGCTGTAGCTTCGATAGCCTATGAGGTATTTAATCAACCAATAATGTCTGATGGGTTATTCGATAGCCTTGCAGAATTTTTACTAAAAAATTATGATAGTATAACAGATTTTTGTAAAAAGGAATGGAATCTCAATAAGGGGATATTTCGGGCAGGGACGGGATCGCCCTTCCACGATATAAAATTGTTCCCACAGTTGCTACCGTATTATAACCGTTTACAGGAACACTATAAAATGGGGGTAAATAAACGTGAGCGTGCCAGAGCCGAAAACAACTCCACTATTTTACGAAAACCCAATGTCAGAACAGGGACAGATGGTCAGGGTAGAATTAGAAAAACGCTTCGACGCCCTATCAGAAAATTATGATCAGGCAACTGGAATCGCTGCACTCAAATTATCGAAACAGCTTGAGTTGGCTGAGCGTTGTTTGGACTGGCAGGGGGCTAATCCAAAGGAACTTGATATTGCGGAACTAACCGAGGTTATTCGTGAACCTACAGGGAAGGACGTAGTTGAAGATACTTATCGGGCCAAAATTAAAAACCAAAGAACGGCAATACGGGCTTACTGTGTTGTATGTATGGGGGGTTCAGTAGTCGATGTAAAAGAGTGCTCATCCGTGTCTTGTCAACTATTCCCATTCAGAATGGGGCGTGATCCTATTCGGGGTTATCTTCTGCCTAAACCAGAGAATGACCCACCTATACTAGATGATGAGTTAATTGACGAATCACTTGACGATGACGAATCGGATGATGACGATGAAAAGGATGATTCCTGTGAGGATTAAACGTAGGGTTATCGTTGGACAACAACTATCAAACCAAGAAACATATGATAAGGAAGGGGTAAAGGAAGGGGGGACGTTTAACTTCGAAGTTAAGCCTAAGTTGCCATTACCAACTCCGGGGTTTACAGGTTTTGGCAGGGAACTTGGCCCTATCGCACTCGGATGTAACCATGAGATGGGTGACTCATCTGCGGACGCTGGGTTTAATGCTGGCGATTACGTGCAGATGCTTAGAACTCCATACGATAGTAAAAATAATGCGGAGATTCGGTATCGCAATCGTATTCGTAACAGAGCCACTGGTATTGTTGCAAAGTGTGTTGACTGTGCGGGGACTCGTAAAAATGTTACTGAATGTGCAGCCGTAGATTGCCCTTTATGGGGATTTCGTTTAGGATCAAATCCGTTTAGACGGCGTAAATAACATGGTTGTAATAAAGAAACGTAAAACTCTAGATGACAAAATCTGCGAGATGGTTGCACCTAACTGGCAGGATGTGTTTCGACATAGTATGATAAAAAGTATTGTAAATGATCCACACAAATTATGGAATCAAAGTGTGGAGGTTGGGCACTTATTGTATATCGCCTCTCTATGTAAACAAGGTATTTTGACTCAAATATCCACTAAAGAGAAGGTTTTCATGTATCTATTGTGTTTTGTTATGTGGCGTATGTTCGGGAAATCATTCCTTACGGATTCCGAATATGCAGTATTGGCTAGGCACCTTTTTGGGAGTGTAATGTTAGATAAGATAGATCACGGGGATGCTGTGCCATTAGCACATAGAATGTCTTTCATATTCGATATTCCTAGGTATGCTAAAGAGTATCGTAAGGCTTGTTCAATGCCTATTCCTGCTGTTAAAACCATAACTCCCATTAACCGTATAGTAAACAAACCACGGCTTCATAGAATAAAGTTAAAGAAGTAAGTTGCCGTAGGGATTATAACCGGGTATAGTATCCTCAACCTTCCCACGAGGATATTAGCACTATGACCTCACCGCATACCAAGCAGACCGCCGATGAACCGATTACCCTGATCAATCAAGACCCGGCAATACTGCAACCACATAAACTTGTGCGGCGCAGCTTTTCAAAAACATTAAATAGATTTATCGGGTCAGGGGAAGAACAAAACCTTGGCGTCACAGAAGTGGTTAACGATCTTCTCGAACCGGAGAAGATTATGAAAGGGTTGTTCGGTTTTAATGATCTTTCAAGTTTTGGGAAACCAGTTCCATCGGGTAGTTTTTCTATCGACATACAACATGGTGATTTAGGGACGAAACAGGTTGTCCAACCTGTGTTTTCTTTCAAGCAATTATCACACTTATATTTGACCTCAACAACGCTACGAGAATGTATTCAAGCATATGTCAGGAATATTGAATCTTACGGACACCGTATTGAGTATATCGGTCCAGAGGGGAAAAGAGAAAGCCGCGCGGCTAGGTCGGAGAAGGCAAAACTAGATTCTCTACTTACGTCCTTGGTGCAAAACGGGGAAACTATAACAGAGGCACGAGAGAATTCACGTATTGATAAGGAAGTCATAGGGGCAAGGGCATTTGAGGTAATGGAGGATACGACTGGTCGTGTTGTTGGTATTAAGCGCATTCCTACAAATACATTATTGATGACTCGTTTAGATAAAGAATTGACTCCGGCATTACTCTGGAATCCTGTGACTCATAGTTTTCAAGTGCAAATGCGGCGTTTTCGCCGATATACGCAACGTGACGATGACGGCAAAGCCGTATATTTCAAGGAGATTGGAGACCCACGGCCTATCAACCCATCGACTGGCAACGTGGATGAGAGCCTTTCAATCGAAGAAGAGGCAACCTCTATTTGGTATGACCGCTATTATACCCCCGGATCATCATATGGCACGCCACAGTGGGCTGCATGTATACCTTCGATGCTTGGTTCTCGTGAAGCAGAAAGTGTGAATTTGTCGTTTTTCCGAGATAATGCCATACCTGCGATGGCTGTGCTCGTGAGTGGTGGTGCCCTTACTGAGGAGTCTTTTAACAAGATTGAATCCTATTTTACCCAAGTTAGGGGTAAAGATGCACAGAATCGCATCGTTGTGCTTGAAGCATCGTCGGACATATCCGAGGTTGCTGGGATTGACGGCTCTATAAGTGCCCCAAAAATCGACATCAAACCTATGCTATCCGACCGTCAGCACGAAGGTTTATTTAGTAAATACATTGAAGCCGGGAGTGAAAAAATAAGGCAATCGTTACGGCTGCCACCAATCTACATCGGCCATGCTGCCGAGTATAATCGTGCATCAGCGTTTGCTTCAATGCAAACAGCGGAACAACAAGTTTTTATCCCAGAACGACTTTCGTGGGATATGTTTATGAACAATGTTATTCTTGCAGGGCATAGTTTTACTTATTGGAAGGTGTCCTCTGTTCAACCTGCATATAATGATCCACAAGAAACCGCACAAATGCTTACTGTTCTTGGTAAGGAGGGGGCACTTACTCCAAATATCTGTATTCAACTATCGAATCGTTACCTGAATACAGATATAGAATCGGTTCATAAGGATTGGGGGGATATGCCATTTGCTGTTACAGTAGCCGCTTTAGCTAATGGCTCTAAAATTGATGGTTTTGAGTATATAATGAAAAAGTTGGCCGATGGTGCCACTGATAATTCTACTACTGATACAACAGTAAATGAACCTGTAGACAGCGGGACTGTTGTTACCAAGAACGCTGTGGCAGTTATGCTTGAGGATGTAGCAGAACTTGGTTCTAGAGTTGTGCAGACATTTGAGCATGTCTCCTGATTCGCTATAACCGGTTATAGGTGGAAACTCCAATGCACATAGAGCGTATACTTAAGGAAGCAAAGGTGGACTCGACTGACAAGGTTTCCTATACTTTGCAGTATAGGATAACCAAGATTGATCTTGACCAGCAATCGGTTACGGGTGTCGTATACTCGCCATGGATTCTGGATAGCCAAGGGCACTATATGTCAGATACAGAGGTTGAAAAAACGGCACATGCTTTTCTCATGTCAGGGCGTCAAAATCAGGTTGATGTAATGCACGATAACCGTGTTATAAATGCCATGGTGGTAGAAAGCTATGTTGATCACGTTGGCTCTGCCGATATACCAGCAGGGTCATGGGTTGCTACTACAAAAGTTCACGATAAACACGTATGGGATCGCATCAAAAATGGGGAATTAAACGGCTATTCCATGGAAACAATGTCCTATATGGTAAAACATAAAGCCGAGATTACCTTTGATGCTTGGGTGCTAGGTGAGACACAACCCGATCCTTTTGATGGACATACACACACCTATCTGGTAAAGATGGATGATAAGGGCAACCTTGAAAGGGGCTTTACCAGTAATGACGGCCCTGATAATCATCGTCACACCATTAGTCGGTTGTCTGTTACCGACCCTTACAACAATACTACCCACCGCTTCATCGTCTAGAGGGATTCGGTATGCTGAAACCAAAGCGCAAAAAGTTTGTCCGCACCGTCACCGCCTTGGTTGACGCTGACCCTACTTATGTTTCAATCGTGTCGGCTGGTGCGAACGGCTTGCCCTTCAATGTAGTCAAACAGGAGAATTCCACCATGGGCATCAAGATCAAACCCCGCAAGATCAAACCCTGCAAGATCACCGACAACGTGATTGCTGCGAAGAATCAGGTTTTGAAGAATGCAAATAATCGTGTAGCGAAGGCTAGGGAGGTATTGGCTGAACCAACAGTCAATGATCGAGCGATTATCAAATTCTTTTACGCAAAGGATGATTTCAAAACCGAAGAGGCTGTGCGTGAGCACTTAAACAAGTCTGACTTCGAAGGCACTGTTACCGTTACCGATGAGGATTACCGATTTGTCGTGTCCAACTCGGAAATTGATAATTCTCGCATTATCAAGCAAGCAGAGGTCGAAGCAGACCAAGGTGTTATTGCTGTTGTTGCATCCCTCAGGGGGGAACCAGCAGAAGACATCAATAATGATAGCAGTAATGATGCTGCTACGGTCGAGGGGGAGCCGGAGGTCGATACTACCCCCGAGGATGAGGATGATGCCAAGGCTGAGTTACTATTTTCGGCTGACTCAATAACTGAGTTTTCGGCTGATTCGGTAACTGAGGATGACAAGGATAGTGATTCTACCGAAGTTACCCAAGAGGCCACTAACGATACCACTACCCAAATCAAATCGAAAAAAGCACTGTTCCTTGATAGTATTACTGCCGAAGTAGCAGCAGAACATACCGAGACGGAAGAGCAGAAATTGCAGAAATTCGATTTTTGGGCAGCCTACGATGACGGCTCTTCGGATTTCATGACTCTCCTAAAAACTGGTAGCAGTGACGGTGCTGCACCGGGTTTTGATGATACTATGTGGCTTTTCGGTCAGTCTATTCGCAATGCCCTTGCCAATGATACTGCCCCAGATACATCTATCAAGAAAAGTTCTGATGATTTCAGGACGGTAATTATCGGTATGCACAACCTGTTTTCTAATATTGTCAATGCCGATATTGATGTGGTCGCAAAAGCTGACAAAGATAAGGCAGATGGTTTGACGAAGTGGGCCAAATCGTTCGGCAAGTCTTTGGTCGGGGATCGTGCGCGTGATACCGGGCTTGTGACTAAGGCTGTTGCCCAAGTGCCTGCTATTGATACTGGTATCTTTACGAAAGCCTTGGCAGAAGCATTGGCTCCACTGCAAGCAGAAGTCGAATTAGTTGTTAAAACTGTTGACAAATTAAGTTCTAGGCGTCAACTTTCCAAAGGTATAGACCTCGCTGATGCCACTACTTCGGAAGGCACGAATACTACCCCTACCAAGAAAGAGGCGGACCCTGCCGCGATTGCATCTGCGCAACGTATCGCAAAATCTGTCTTTGCTGCCCGCTGATCAATTCACCAATCTGAAAAGGAAACCCAAATGGACACCAAATCACTGGTAAAAAAGGCAGACGTTGCCTTGCAGGACTTGTTCAATGGCGGCTTGATGCAGCCCGAGCAGTCTGATCGTTTTGTGCGGATTATGATGGAGGATTCCCCCTTCCTGTCTCGTATTCGCCAAATCCCCATGGCTCGCCCGCAACTCATAATCAACAAGTTGGAACTTGCTGATCGTGCATTGCGTGTTGCGAATCAGGGGGCTATCTCGTCTCCCCACAACGCAGACTTTCAGCAACGTGCCCTTGCTCGTGCTGATCGCACCAAGGTCACCACTTCGAAAATCGCTCTGAATACTTTCGAGGTTATTGCCGAGGTTAACCTGCCGTTTGAGGTGCTGGAAGACAACATCGAAGGTGGTTCAATCGACAATACGACCTTCGAGGAAACCGTATTGACGATGCTTGCAGAGCGTATTCGAAATGACATCGAAGACCTTTGCGTCAATGGTGATGTTCTGTCGCTCGATCCCTACCTGTCTGTGCGCGATGGTGCATTGAAGCGCATCACGTCCAACATAGTTAACAACGCTACCGGACCTATTGACGCGATTCTGATCAAGTCGATGCTTGATACGCTTCCTGACAAATATCAGCGTCTTCTTCCCCGAATGGTCCTGTTCGCGTCGCATAACCGTGTTCGGGATTATATGCTGCAAATCGCCATGCGGCAGACTAACCTTGGTGACACTGTGCTGATTGGTGGGGGGCAAACTGGTGGGCCTGCTGGCGGCACGGCGACGTTTACTCCGCTTGGTGTTCCCATGATTGGCACCCCCAGTATTCCGAATGACCGAGCACTTCTGATTGATCCGCAGAACTTTATCATGGGTGTTCAGCGCCAAATGCGGATTGATTACGATACTGACGTTCGTGAGCGTGTGCTGATCATCGTTGTGACCATGAGGTTCGACATCCAGATTGAACAGGAGGATCAAGCTGTTCGTGCATTTAGTATTGGTAACTATTCGCCTGTGTAATTTATTGACTGCTATGGGGCGGGCTTAGGCCCGCTCCTTCACCGTCTATCGGCTACCCATCCTATCAGACAGTGAAAACCCTTTACTTGGAGATACAAAATGGCAATTGCCAAAAACACCGGGGCCATGATCACCCTGATTCGTGGCCGTAAGTATACCCTTATCCACCCGTTTAACCGTCGCAGTGGTGCCTATCAGTTTGAGAAGGGTGTTCCACTCAGGATTGAGGATCAAGAGGTTGTAGAGTTTGCACGTGGTCTTATGGATTCTGTGGTTGACGGGGATGGTGCGGAAATTCATAAGCCAATGTTCAGTATTTCCCCAGTTGTCGCTGATCATAGTGCAGGGGGCACCACTACTCGTTCGGCTATCCGTGCTCGCAGGAAACTTTGATCAGGCTATAACCGGTTATAACGGAGGAATAGGGAATGTCGCCTACTCGTCTTTGCACTGTTGAAGCAGTAAAAAATAAAGGTAATATCAATATTGCGTATGAGTATGACGATTCTGGGCTTGTTCTAGCTATCCGGGCAGCCACCATAGCTATTTTTGTAGCTACTCGCAGAAAGTGGGAATTAGGGGAGTATATAGAACGCATTCCGATTCCACGTGCTCAGGTGCGTGGCACGGTTCGTATCTGGACGGGGGTGCAGCCGATTTGGCTATCCCCCGTCACACCCATAATTTCATTCTCAGAATCCTTTTCTTCGGTAGGGACCACAATAGCAGGCAGTTCATACGATATTAACCCCACTACGGGACGAATTGATATTGATCCTTATGTATTTTCTGGCCTTGCTCCATATATTGAGGGTCAAGGTTTTATCAGGGTTTCTTACGTAGGAGGACTTGGCTCTACAGTAACTGACGCCGATGTATTTGACGCCCCTGATGACCTTGTTCAGGCATGTGCGATGCAGGCGTCATTTATGTATGACCGCACTATTAATAGTAATGTTGGCGTGAAGCAGTCTTCTGGTAAAACAGGATCAATAACCTATACACAATATACTAATGGGCTTGTCCCTGAGGCTCATGCACTTGTGTCTCATTACATCCGACCTTTGACAGGTGGATGAATGACTAGAGCACATAATTCACGGTTAATTAATGTATCGTTAGGCTCTCTAGCATCTCAACGATATAAAGGTCTTGGCAAAAATAAGATAAGTTCCAGAATAGAGGCTAGTGCTGTCCGTGAAATGCGTGAAGTTTTGAAAAGTTTTCTGACTGACGCCATGATTGATGCACGTGCAGCAGGGGGGCCTTCACGCACAGGAAAGGGTTTTGAGGCTGCTATCGCCGGAGCACGTGCATTTGGAGTAAAATTTTCCCAGTTACGTGGTCATATTATTGCACCGTCTTATATGTCGGCTCACAACACAGGAGCGACTATTTACCCTAAGAATAGTGATTGGCTTGCAATTCCACTACCATCAGCACAAAGATCAGATGGTTCCCCAAAACTTCCGGGGCCTCGTTCATGGAAATTGCACGGATCGTTTATCTTGAAATCCCCAAAAACAGGAAAACATTTTATCGTAAGGAGACCTGTAGGCAGCACGTCGTTAGATTTTTTATATGTGCTTGTGCCATCGGTTACACCATCACAAAAACACAAGGGATGGGCAGATAAGGCGTGGAGTAAAAAGATACCTCTTCTTATCTCGGCATGGGATAGTATAGTTGCTTCGTATATGTCACCGTCTATGGTTGGCGAAGCATATAATGCTGGTATTAAAAGGAGTCGATAGTAAATGCCACCAATTCAAGTGTTCAGGCCCGGTCGCACCCCTGTATCAGCAGAGGGCAAAACGATTCGAGAAAAGATTCTCGATCAAATCGAACTGCTTGCTAAAGGGATGTCAGAGGGTGACTCACCACTTTGGCTTAACGTGTTCAAAGGGGATACCTCTGAGTTCGGAAACGAGAATGCGCCCTTTATCGGAATCGAAGAAGGTGAAGAGGTAATAATCGAAGTGTATGGTGGGCGGACTATAAAAGAATTGCCTATCATCTTCACGTTCCGGTGGCCCGGTGGGAAGGGTATGGACGCGGCGGCTGCTTACAAGTATTATCTCGGTAAGATACAAACTGTCTATTTACCGATTCATGAGGATGATACTGAATATCCTTATGTTAGAGATATTCGGGAGGACAGCAATAACCCGGCCTACCTTACCATCGAAGACACCTTCCCCGGAGGTAGCGTGGTTTTCGTTTTACAGTATGATCATGCCCGGAATGACCCGTATAAACTGGCCGGTGAAGCGTAACTGGCTACCCAACCGAAAGGAACTTAGAGATGCACGATATGCCCAAGCGCATCTATGTCGAACGCACTGCCGTTCTCGCCAAGATCGAGTCAGTCCGTGGCACAGATGCAGTTCCCACCCCCGCCATCGACGCCCTTCTTGTCGGCGGGGTAGAATTGTCACTCGATCCACAGATTCTTACTCGTGATGTGTATCGTCCGTCCTTTTCCCCCACGTCGGGAGAAGTTGGCCGAAAGCCATTCAAGTTAACATTCAACCATGAAATCAAAGGTTCTGGTGACGTATCAGTCCGTGCTCGACTTGGCACACTTCTTCGTGGTTGCAAGATGCGTGAGACATTTATTACCACAGGTGCTGCAACCCAGATTGAAGACCCCATTATCACTGGTATTGCTCAAGGGCCAGAAATTTCATGGGCGAAGACTGCGGCACCTACGCAACGATTCGGCTCATACCTTGTTCGCACCGTAGCTGGCGGGGCTTCGGCTACTGCAAAGATGCAAGTGTTTCGTTGGAATCAGTCTGATCAGGATGCCACAGTTATGTGGTCCACCCGCCACGATGCTGTGTATGATCACTTTGGCCTGACTACCCTTACTGTCGATTTGGCTAATGAAGCAGCCCCTGTGTTTACCGTTGGGGGCACTGCAACTCTCGGGGATTCAGTTTATGCAGTTGTTGGCGGTATGGTGTTCAAGCACACGGTAGACGCAACCGACATGGCCGCAGCAGTAGGTGCCCCACGTTTAGCAAGTATCGCTACTCGCCTTGCTGCGAAGATTAGTCCAGAGCCTCTGATTACTGCGACTGCTGTTGCCGCTGAAATAACTATAGGGTTTGTTGCTTCGGCTGGTGCTGTTACCGTGACATCGGGGACTACATCTATTCCGCTCGGTGATTCTGGGGCAAGTATTACACCGACTTGGGCTGGTAACCTCGTGCTTGGTCAATCGTGGATCGTGCAGCTTTACGAAGAAGGCTATATGTATCTTCCGCTATCGGATGACGAACTTGCAGACACCCTCACCCTGCATACCTATATTGATGGGCAGGTTTACATAATGACAGGGGTGCAGGGCACGATTACTTTTACCGGGACTGCTGGTGAGTATGGTTCTGCCAAGTTTGAGTTCACCGGACAGTATTCGGAACCCAAGGTGCAGCCCCTTCCTGCTACTGCCCTGCGCTATGAACTGACCAAACCCCCAAAAGTTGAAGTAGCACAACTCTCCATCCACGGCTCGCAGGACTTCTGTGCAGAGTCGTTTACCATCACTCTCGCCAACGACATTACGGACAGGTTGTGCATTAATGCCGCTGATGGATATGCCGGTTCCGAAATGTCCGGGCGTAAACCAACTTGCACCGTAAACCCGGAAGGGACTCTTGAGGTCTATAGCAGAATGTGGGGAGATTTTGCTTCGGGCGAGGAAGTCCCTGTTCACCTGCGGGTAGGAAAGAATGCTGGTAATACTGTGCGCTTTTACATGGACCGTGCTTCGTATACTGGTTTGTCCATGAGTGATCGTAATCGTGTGCAGGTGCAGGAACCCGCGTTCCAGCTTAACGGTGTGTCAGAATTTGGGGATGATGAACTTCGTGTTTCGTTTTCGTAATACAGCACAATAGGTTGCTTCATCATCTTGATAAAAGACGCCTAATCGTGGTCTGATCCCCGCAGGGAAACTTGCGGGGATTTACCATAACCGGTTATAGCGGAGTTATCATGGAACTTGCAGTGTATCTTGTGATACTCCCTACTGGACTTGTTACAGATGATGGTATAGAGTCTGTCATAGTGCTGGACGTGAAACTCACCTATGCCTCTGCACAGATAGTTGCAAAAGGGTATGATGGGGCAAGGATAGAGAAGCGAAAAGCCAATAAGTCATTATAACGCCAAGCAGTAGCCAAGGAGGCAACATCATGGCAGTTCACGGCCTTTCCCTCGCTGAGGGCGAACGATATATCCTGAAATCCGATCCAGCACACCCTGACAACGTGAAGCGTGAATTTGAGCGCCGCTCCAAAGCGTCTCAGACTCAGGAAGAGCGTGACGAGGTTATGGCATCTGTTGAAAAATCAGCAGGAAAGCCAACTATTTTTATCCTTGGTAACCTACTTCATGAAGATCGTGTATTTCTTGGCGACCTAACAGGTGGTATGGAACAGACACCACAGGGAATGTTCCGTATGACTCCCAAGAACACAGCCAAGGCGTCTGAGGCTGTTCGGCGGGCATTGCGAGGCTGGGAGAATTTTCTTGATAACACCGGTAGTGCCATTGAGTTCAAAACAACGCCGGGGGCAGGGGAACGGGGTCAGCCTCGGTCTTTTGTATCGCCAGAGTCCTTGGCTTCACTCCATCTTGATATTATTAAGGAATTGTCTTCCCGTATTCTCGAAATAAATGGGGTAACGGGTGATTTCGAAAAAAAGTTGCTTTCTGCTCTGCAAGCGGAATCCGGGCCTCTTTTACCGGATGGGATTGCAACAGATGCACAGACCGAGACAAGCAGCAACGTGGTTGCGGAAAACCGAGCGTAAGGGGCCGCTACTGGCAACTTACCAAAATTGATAATTATGAGTGGCAGGATACCTGCCCTCTTTACCCTATCAAGCAGGACGGTGGTTTGTTCTGGTCTGATTTGGTTCTTACCTACAACGCCTATGAAAAGGGCATCCTACCAGAACCCGGTGGACTCGGCTCACAGCCACTAAAGTTCCTCCCAATGATGGCTCTGATAAGTTCTCGCACTAAAGCAGAATCAGAGGCTGAACGGGAACGAGCACAAGATGGCAGTAGCAGGGGAAAGAGGTCTCTTACCGAAGAATACTTGGAACAATCATTGGGGCACGACGATCCATTGTCAGCCGCCGATCTTGGGCAGTGGGATTCTAAAATTCCCCCACGTAAGAACCCAGCTAAAGATGGCGTCAGCCCAGATGGACATGCCGCAGTTCCGGGGCTTGTAAAGCCTAGGTCGGGTATCGGAAGGAGATAGTAAATGTCCGAAGGCAGATCGCATCCCCGTGGTGAGCAGTTTGCTTCACTGAATTCTCAGCTATCACAAGCAGTTGGGCACTTTACTCAGCTATTGTCTAGCGCAACAGCCTTCGGTCAAGCAGTAAACCAATTCAGAACACTTGAACAGCAACTTGCACTTACGAATGCTGCGGCTGGCGGGACATTAACGACTTTTCGTCAAATGGAGAGTGCTGCACGTAGTTTTGCCTTGGCGACTACAGCTTCTGCACAGAGTGCGGCATCTGCCCTGTATTTCCTTGCACAAGCAGGTTTCACGGTCGAACAGTCGCTGAATGCTTTGTCAGGGGTTATGATCCTTGCACAAGCAACAATGCAGGATGTCGGCTTTACGTCTGATCTTATCTCGTCGTCCCTCAGAACTTACAACCTGACTTC